CACTCCTTACCTGATTTCACGGTGCCATTGGGACTGGCGTAATACTTATTGTCGTCCATGGAGGACGGGTCAATGCGGCCTTGGACCTTGATAGGAGCCTGCTGAGAGCCTTCAGTACCACCGCCTGTAGAGCCTGTAGAAGCCCCAGGAGACGGCTGAGAAGTCTGACCGATGTAGGCGTCACCCACAGGCGTAAACCGCTCAGGGAGGCTCCTACGGCCCCCTGCAAGGTCGCCAAGATAGGCAGCACCAGGACCAGCACCAGCGATGATCGGGAGAAGGGACTGAGCGCGGATGGAGCTACGACGCTGCACCATGTCAGGCGACTCACCGAAGCGAGGCATGAACATGCTTGCATAACGCTGCCACTCGTCCGCGTTGATCTGGGCGCCAGATTCACGGCGAGCCACGGCGTTGATGTAAGCCAGGGCAGAGACGGCGTATTCCTTCTGATCGTCAGGGATAGCGAGGTTGGCGATCTGGGTAGGACTAATAGGCCCCTTGCTGGCAATCCATTCGCTGACTGCGGTCGTCAGCTTAGTAGGATCAAAGCCGGGCTTACCTTCCAGAGCCATCAGCCTACGCTGAGCCATGACGCCATTCAGACCGAAGCCGTAGTTCTTGCCGTCAGACTCCCGCTTGAACTCAAAGACAGGGACATCCACGCCGCCAATGTTGGTGACTGCAACGGCGTTGGTGATGTCACCAGCACCGCGCTCGGCACTCTCGTTCTCACCCAAGCCAGCAAAGCGCATGTCGCGCGTACCAGTGACTTGAATGGCAGGAACCCAGCGACCATCAGCGTTCTGCATGAGGGGTTCGCCATTGACCATGCGGCCAATACCGACACGCTCACGACGATTGGAGCCTTCGCCTTCCCACCAGCGGACGTTGATGCCTCGACCGTACTTGGTCTGATCCAGAGCATCCTTCTCACGGGAGAGGGCACCATAGCCAGACATCAAGGAGCGATCACGGGCACCGGCCTCAGTACGACGCTGATTGAGATACTCAGCCGTCAGCTTACCGCCAGCAGCCAGACCTTCAGGGATGTTCTTACCGGACAGGATGCCAGTCCCCATGCGGAACATGATTTCCCCCAGGTCCAGACCACGGCCTCGCTCATCCTCAATCTGAGAGAGAAGAGACTGAAGACGTTCCCTGTAGGGATTCACAGGCTCCCCGGTTTCGGCGGGCCTCTGGGAATCAGGGGTCTGATTAGGAGTTCCCTCTTTAACGCCCGTTAAAGCTCCGGCCTGACCAACGCCAAACCTAGATCGCATCTGCTGGACAGCATCAGCGACCGTACGGACGTTGCCTTGCTCATCCTTGAAGATGTTCCCGTTCTGAGCGATGGCCTGCTGAGAGACTACCGTGGAGACGGGTGCATTGGGGTTCGTAGCTGCTGCCTGGGCCATCTTGGAGAACCCATCGACACCAAGGAAGTGCATCCCAAGGAGCGTCTCATTGCTCCACGGAACGCCACGACGCTGAGCCTCACCCTGGTAGTACCGGGTGGACAGGTCCATGGCCTTATCCTGCACCTGAGGGTTCCGTTTGAACTCCTCCCAATCGGGAAGCCCTTCCTGCGGGAACATCGTCCTCAGAGTGGCATAGTGACCGGGGGTGATCTGATAGCGGCCAAAGGCGCCAGAGCCAGCACCATTGGGCGTGAAGTATGGGTCGCCTCTGACTGCACCAGTTTCAAACCTAGACACCACCGAACGGGCATCGCTGAACGGATCGGTAGGAGTAGCAAAGGCTTGCTGTACCGGGGAAGACCCAGGAGGGACTGGACGAGAGCTTACTTCTTGCGCTTGAACAGGCTGCGGAGACGCCTGGGGAGGAACCGGCGGAACGACACTCGGGAGAGGAGTTTCCGTAGGCTCGGTAGGTGGGGGAGAAGCCGGGGAGCGATCCTGAGGAGCGACTCCAAGACCCTCTGGAACGCCGGGAGGCGGGGGGATAGGCGTGAAGATAGGGTTGGAAACACCCTGCGGAACAGGAGCCGGATTGGATGGTACGGCTGGCTGAGGAGCGACAGGAGCAGGGTTATATAGTGGATTAAACGGGATTGAGAGGGAGCCTGCGGCGGGACCATCTTCAGCCTCCGGTATAGGTTCATAGCGCCCCGTAAGGGGATTGATAAAATAGTTCATGACCACCTCTTACCAGAGCCCACCAATAGTGAACGGATCAAGGTTGGCAGACTTAAGAGGAGCAGAACCCCATCCACCGAACGGGTCGTAACCAGCCATACGAGCAAGGCCGAACATCTGGGCACCAGCACCAAGACCTCCCTGCACACCAGCAGCGATAGGATTGCGGTTCTGGAAGGTGGTGGATTCTACGTTGTTCCCAAACTGCTGACCGCCAACGATCTTCATGTATCGGGCAGCCAAATCCATATCAGCCGTACGGGCGTACTCGTTACCCTGAATAGCGTTGTCCAGTTCTGCCTGAGCAAGCGCCCTCTGCTGATTGCCTACGTCAAGCTGGCCCTGGATGCCTGCATTCTGAGCCGCAAGACCGCCAGTGATAAGATCAGCGCCAACCTTAGTAGCACCAAGGCTCTGGTTATTGGCTGCCAGGGCCGCGCTCATGCCTGTGGTGTTCTGCTGATTGGCAAGACCCAGGCCGGTGTTGAACAGGTTCCCACGGACGCCAGAGGCGATGTCCGCAGCACGGTCCTGGGCGGCATTCGTCAGCAGGGCCTCAGTCACACCAGCGCGGGTGCTATTCATGTTGCCAGAACCCACGGCAGAGGCGTTGTTCTGGGCTATGCCCGTCTGAAGATTACGGTTCACGTCCCTCAGCGATGCGTCAATCACACCATCGGCGTAGGGATTGTTGGCGTAAGCTCCTGCGGCAGCAATGGTACGGCCAGTGGGGTCGCTCATCGCCCGATCATAGATGGCGTTGGCGTTACCAGTGACGTTGCCGAAGTTGGCTACCCCAGACCAGCCAGAGTTGGTCAGGCCCGCCCCAGCAGCTTCAGCGGTGTTGGACCAGTTGCCCATCCGATTCCAACCACCAGTGAGGTTATCGTTCCCCCCGGCGACGAAATCACCCTTATATCTTCCTAGATTGTTGGCGTCATACCAAGCTGAATCAGCCCGTTTGAAGCCTTCATGAAGATAGGGAGCCTGATAGGACCACGGGGAATTAGAACTGGACTGGCTCTGCCCGTCGCTAGACGACATAGCACCACCAATGGCGCTAATAGCAGAGGCGCCTAGAATTGCGGCTTCGATGCCCATTAAATGAGACTCCTTAAAGCCTCACGAATACATCTAAGTACCCCTGTCCATCTAATCTGGGGTGGGTGGAGACGTACTGGAAGCGATATTTTTTGATAAACTTCAGATGCTTGGTGTCACCTGGGGTGTGAAGAATGAACACAGGCTCCCCAAGGGCGTCTATGACAGATTGAAAGTCGTGTTCAAGATGCCGCGCCCTTTGGGGAGTCCAAGGTTTGTGTATAATGACGTGACCAAAGTATCGGCCAGCGTATAGTTCTAGAGAAATCGTCCAGTCAGGCCGCTCGATTACCGGGGTCTTGCCCTGGCCATCCTTAACGCCCGTTAAAGTAGCCCTTAGTTGAGCTTGATCCAGCTTGTCCCATCCCATCCGTAGAATCCATCACCGCCCCCAGGGTTCCAGGGAGCTTTGGCATAGACAACCAGGCCCTCCCTGGGGTTCTCAGGAGCAGCCTGATAGGAAGCCGAAGACCTCTCCACTAGCTCGTTGACCAGGGTAGAGAGCTTGCGTAGCTCCTGATAAACCCACATCTGAGCAGACTCAGGGCTACTTGGAGGAGAGCTTACGGTGTATCCGGTAGGCTTGCTCATTTGATGCTCAGCCTCCGAATATCCACGTCATAGCCAGACAGGTAATACCCACCGCCAGCAGGAAAGTTGAAGCCAGTAGAGAGGAATCTTCCGTTGGTCCGGGTATCGACCTTGTACTGAGTCTTAGGATCAAACGGGATAGGAGTCTCAAAGGAGACAACGCTATCTGGGTTCTCACTTCTACCGAAGGCTACAGAGAAGCCTGAGGACGAATTAGCCTGAACCAGGGGGTATAGCGAGGCGATGAACTTACGAGCATCCAGGGCCATACCCAGAGACTCCAAAGTGATGCCGGATCGGGTCACGTAGCCATTGCCTGAAAGCCCTGTGACTGACGGCTTTGAGATTTTCGGTAGGTTGGGATCATCAAGACCCAGGACCCTACTCTCAGATACGACAGTACCAGACTTGACTGAGCTTAAGAGGACATGCCGGGTGAAGGTGTCCTCCTGTTCCGCGTAGGTGCCGCCGATGCCTTCGTAGCTGATGGATGCCGTGGCGTAGGACAGCTTGGAATCCACGTTGGCCATCGTCATCGAGGAGATGTTTGGAACGTCTAGGAAGGTCCAAGTGTCCGAGGCATAGTTATAGACAGCAGCCTCATTGCAGTAGGTGGTACCTGGGAACAGAACCTCAGAGATGGTCGTGGGGTAGCAGAAGAAGACCGAGGTAAGGGTAGGGGAGTGGAATGTGAAGCAGAACTTAGACTTGGACTGATTGATCCTGTCAAAGATGAATCTGCGTACCCGATTGTCAGCTATGGACCGCTTGGAGATACCATCATTTACGTAGATGTCTCTCTGGCCAAATACAAAGTGCCTACCCTGGACTTCTACAAAGCAGTTGGCAGACATCACCCCATCATCAGCAAAGAGCTTCCTGAAGGAGAAGACCAGAGGAGCGCCAATGTACTCCATCAGGAAGGCTTCCCGATTGGAGTAGATGACGAACTCGTTCTTCAAAGGACCACCATCCACTAGCTGTCCAGTAGCCTCAGTGATGACATTCTCACCAGCAAGGGAGGACAGGAGGGTGGTATCCCAATCAGGGGGAGTGGACCCCGAGGAGGTAGCATTGGACCACTTGACCATCGTGGGATAGTCAGACGCCCCCTTGGTGACAGACAAGGCAATACCAAAGTCCTTGAAGGACCTGAAGGCCCTGGCCCTCCAAGAAGCATCCCAAGCAGGGACAGGCTTCATCTGAGGGGTCAAGTCATCATAGTAGTAGGGGACAAAATCAGGACGGTTGACGTAAAGGATGCCCCCAAGCAGGGTAGTCGTATAAGGCTCGTCAGAGATAGACGCAGCAGCAGCAGGATTGATATTGGTCAGAGTGTCATTGACCAGGGACCTGAATCTAAAGTCTCTGGTGCCGATGATGATAGGGTCAAACCCAGATACAGACTCAGCAGTAGCCAGGAGAACCGGGGGTTCTGCAAGGCTATCCACTGAGGCAATATTACTGATGTTCCTAAGGACGGGACCAGAGGTTACTCGATTACCCTGGAAAAGAACATTCCTCCCGTCCGACCAAGCACCTACAGGAAGGTCGAACGGGGCAAGGTCCTTGATGATCCCAAACTTCCCTAGGTCCCTGACAGGAACGGGAGATGCCATCTTTAATGCCTGTTAAAATTAGTACTTCATGATGAACATGAGGGCGTAATACGGGGGCTGAACATTAGTCAGCGTATGGGTATGGGCACCATCATCAGAGATAGTGTGAGAGTGGGTCTGACCCCCACCAGTACTCTGAATGGTAATACCCGTAGTGGCAGTAGACGTAGAGACGTTTGAGCCAAAGCCATTAGACAAGCTGGCAAAGCCAGAGCCTACGGTACCACCGTTGGCATAGGTATGAGCATGGCCTGGGTCAGTCACAGTATGGGTATGAGAGGGAATCTGGTTGGTGCTGAGAGCAGTCCCACCAGTATTGGCCGTATGGTTGTGGGTACCGTTGGAGCTAGTTGTATAGCTCGTAGAACCACCAGTAGAACCCTGAGCATAAGTAGCCCCAGAAGCTACAATGAACCTATCACGGAGGTCAGGAGCTACAATGGTCCCTGCACCGTCAGTCCTAGTGAGAGTCTGACCACTACAGGCAGCAAAGCCATCAGGGATAGCACCAGCAGTAGGGGACCACATGATGATGCTGCCAATAGGCATGATCTTAGCAAAGTAGATCGGCTTGGTAGCATCAGGGAAGGTAGTCTTCAGAGTGGACTTGATCAGACGGATATGATCATCGGTCTGACTCAGGAAGTCACTGGAAGTAGGGTTGGAGGTATTCAGGTCTGAAATATGAGTGGCAGTCTCAAGGCCCATCTACGGGTACTCTCTAGGTAAGTCCCAGAGAGTACTTAAGGCGTGTATAACGCCTCGTAGGTCACTCTGGGCTGAAGATTGCGGATGAAAAGGTGTCAGGGTAGCGACGGATGAAAGCATCCACGTCATACCCTGTGATGCTCTTGATGAGCTTTAGGCGAGCCGGAAGGTCGTCATTGAACAGCCCCTCCTGAAGATGGAAGGAGACTTCATCTGCGACCATAGAACCACGAGAAGGGGTGTCCTCGTTTACCTCGTCAGTACCGTCCTCGTACTTGTGGACTTCCTTGGTGAGGGTTTCGAGGATGCTGAGGAGGTCCATTGGGAGTCCTTAGGAATGCTTGGAGGGGCTGGGGATAATACTTGAGGAGGCTGAGGTAGGCAAGGGGGGTGCTTAGGTCAGCTTAGGTCGGAAGGGGGCTGCTTAGGTCTGCCGTGGCGTTTCCTTGACGCCCTCCCTTTAGGTCAGGCCAGGGACTCCATAGGGGAGGTATAATAATAATAATAAAAAGTCGCCGCCATTTTTTGAAGTCGCCTAATTGACCCTCCGGGGGCCATAAGCGGTATATGGAAAGGGCCGACTAACTACAGAGTATCGGACGATCCAACCTTTAACAGGCGATAAGGTTACTCAGGCTGCACGGGCAGCAATGGGCGAACCTTATCGTCTGTTAAAGGTATGTGTGAAAAATGCCACTTTTCGGGGTGGCTTTTCTTGTGAAGGGGCGAACCATGCTGGTTCTCTTGTTCGATTCGTCCGGTGCATACATCGGACGCCGCATCATCCGCCGTTAGCAACTAAACAAACTGAAGGATCAAACCAATGGCTAAGACCGTGAAGACTGACACCGCTGCCGACATAGCCCCACGCATGGGCACCGCTGAGCCGCCCAAGGCAACCGCTGAAGAGAAGCTGGCGGCAATGCTGGCTGAGGCTGCGAACAATCCCGCCCTGAAGGCTGGCGAGGCTGCTGCCGCTACCCTGAACAAGGGCAACCGTAAGACTCTTGAGGCTTGGCTCAAGGTCGGCGCTGCCATGGTCGCCATTGGCGAGATGACGAATGGCAATCCGCGTGCCATCGGCGCCGTGGTTGCCACCATGCCCGAATTTTCCTGCATCCCTTCGCCTATCCGCAGCAACGCCAAGTGGCTCTACGTTGAGCGTGAGATGGTTGAGGAGAACCTGAAGGCTGGCATCTTCAAGGGCGATCATCCGACCACGCTGCGTGAGCAGTTTAACAAGCTGAAGGCCAGCAACCAGGCCCCCAAGGAAGAGGGCGAGGAAGGCGAGGGTTCGGCTGAGGGCGGTAATGGCGCCGCCGATGATGGGAGCGAGAACATCGCCCCGGCCATCGCCATCGCCAAGGGCTACCTCGATGGGCTGGATGAGGAGGGCCTGAGGAAGTGGACCATGGGTCTGTGCAGCCTGCTGGCTGAGAAGCCCACAACCCGGAAGCTGCTGCTGTCCGTGCTGCCCAAGGTGAAGTGACTAAAGGAGGCATCCGAAAGGGTGCCTCTTTTTTCCATTAGGCTGTCCTGAGGGGCAGCCTTTTCTTCTACCTAGGTCACTGATCAGTCCTGTCCGCTCTACCCCATAGGTAGGGCCATTCCCACAAGGTCTACGTGCGCGATGCGAGGGTAATCCACAAAGCCTACGTGCGCGGGACCTTTGCAACCCGTTAAAGGAGGCATACCCATGTCCATCACCATCAACCCCAACGTGCTCAACCCGGTTGACTCCATCGACACCAGCCATGAGCCTGACGTGCGCGTTGTGCCCTGGCTCACCCATGTTTCCCGCATCTACTGCGGACGGAACATCCCCAAGCAGCACGTCCACAATGACCAGTCGGCAATCGTGCGTGATGCCTCTGTGGCTGCCTTCGTTGAGAAGGTGCTGGCCGTGATGTTCCCTGATGGTTTCACCCTGCTGCATGGCGAGGGCGGTTGGAAGGATCAGGCCAGTGGGCTTCCCGTGCGCGAGAAGTCCCTGGTCATCGAACTCATGCACGGTCCTGATGAGGGCAGCCGTGATGACGTGCTTGCGGTTGCCCGTGAGTGGAAGCGTTGGTTCAGCCAGGATGCCGTGATGGTGTCCACCACTGAGGCCAGCGTGGCTTTCGTGTGACCTAAGTATCCAGTAGCTACGCAACAAGGAGGTTTTAATGGACGCTTCGCAGTTGATCCGAGTTCTTGAGGATCATTCCAAGTTTCTCAACGGTTCGGGAGGAGCTAATGCTAACCTGTCCGGGGCTAACCTGTACAAGGCTAACCTATCCGGGGCTGACCTGTCCGAGGCTAACCTGTCCGAGGCTCACCTGCCAGGGGCTGACCTGTACATAGCTAACCTGTCTGGGGCTAACCTGTACAAGGCTAACCTATCCGGGGCTGACCTGTCCGAGGCTAACCTGTCCGAGGCTAACCTGTCTGGGGCTAACCTGTACAAGGCTGACCTGTACAAGGCTGACCTGTCCAAGGCTAGCCTATACGGGGCTAACCTGTCCGGGGCTAACCTGTCCAAGGCTAACCTGTCCGGGGCTAACCTGTACGTAGCTAACCTGTCCGGGGCAGTTGGAGTGGTGGACGGGGGCTCGCGTAGTGATGGTTATAAGTTTGTTGGGTGGGTTAGAGAAGGCTCACTGATGATTCGTGCTGGATGCAGGAACTTCACTGTGGATCAGTACCATCGGCATAACGCTGACCGATCTGACGAACGCCTGAAGGCTGAGACAACCGCTATTCTCAGTAACATCGAAGCACTCGCAAAGATTCGAGAACTCGTTTGATCTGACTGTACAGTAACCACTGAACACAACCCTTATCACCCGTTAAAGATCAAAGGAGGATCATCGCATGGCTTCTGGTATGTCCAAGGCGAACGCTCGGCAGGGCAAGGCCAACGAAGGACGATACAAGCAGTATGCCAATGAGGCTCGGCGTGAGCGTAATGCTGTGCGCCGCCTGGACCGTCATCTCAAGGAGGTCAACAAGCTACGCCGCAAGCGTGGTGAGCCTATCCTCACTGTGGATCAGATGCCCGGCTGCTACCGTACTGCCTATGAGCGCCGTTCTCGTGCTGCCCGTGGGCTGCGCTGAGTCAACCACGGCCAATCCATACAGTAACCACTGAACAAGAGAGGACTGAACAATGTCTCGCGAGTCTCAGGTTGCCATCACCTACCTCTACACCGCGGCCAACAACTCGGATTACCGCATCATCGGTAGGGAAATCGCTGATTGGGTCAAGGAAGCCTTCCAGTACGACGATGAGGCCACCTTTGAGGACGTGCTGAAGTTCGTCCAGACCATCGACTGCTCGGCCTGTCATGCGCCTAGCGGGCTGATCTACAACGCCGATATTTGGGCCAAGGTGGAGCAATGGGGCCAGGACATTGACGAGGCCCTGTATGAGTTCAAGGACGCCACCGGGGAGGACTACTGCCCCCCTGGGGACCTGAGCGTAGGTGCCCTCGTGTGGTTCGCTGTGGAGTGGGTGGGAAACACCCTGGCCACGCGCCTTGAGGATCACCTTGACGAACTCATTCGCATTCACCGTCCTGTGACCGGGGATACCGAATGATGGCCAAGGAGGACTTCTACGTGTTCCTGATGGTCTGGATCGCCTTGATGGTCCTGATCATCATGCTTTAACGCCCGTTAAGGGTAACTCAGGGGATTGTCCGAAAGGATGATCCCCTATTTTTTCTATGAGGTCCTGTGAAGTCGTCTTCCACCTTATTCAATAGGGTAGAGAGAACCGGACGAATTAGTTGGCCCTAGATAACCCCTTGATAATGTTCCGAATGAATATAGGTCAACTAACTCGTCCGGTTCTCTCTACCCTATAGATAGGGTCCGAAAAAAGATTATATAAGATACTACCATAGGTCTTCTATTCGTATCGTCCAGTGGCTACTATACCCTCTCCTATGGAGAGATAGGTTATGGCCTTGTCACCAGAGACAGTCGAAAGAAACCTCAGGATAGGGCAGAGGATAGCCCACCAGAGGAAGACCCTAGGTATGACCCAAAGGGAACTAGCAGCCCATCTAGGACTCCCCTACTACACCTTCATTAGTCAGGTGGAGAAAGGGACTGCGACACTACCTCCGTCATTATGGAGACAGGCAGCTACAGTCCTTATGATGGACCCTTTGGACTTTTCATTGGAGTGTCTAGAAGTCACTCAACCAGATATCTATAAGCAACTGTTTGGTAGCCTGAAGCCTAGTAGAGCCTATGCACTCTTATCATCCGTTAAAGGTAAAGATGAAGGTTAACCCAAGGAGGACCTAATGAGGAAGGACGTACGGCTCAGGGAGGCTTATGAGAGGTTCGCTAGGACCAAGCTAGAGTCATCTGATCACTACAACATCCAACGTGGGATGATGAAACTATTTGGTATAGGGGAATGGAAGGGTAAGGTTCACTCATGGCCTCAGGAGATGATGGTCCATGAACTCCATAGTGGTATGGTCGTAGAGCTAGGAGAGCATAGGACTGCTGAGGGTCTGAAGCCTGCATCAGTCAATGCTGAGCTTAGGAACCTACGTAGGGTCTATAACTATGCCCTGAACACCATGAGGTCTAAGTTCCCTGAGGAGCCTGTGAAGTTCAAGCTGCTCAAGGCCAAGGAGAAGACTAGGTTCTTGTCTGTCTCTGAGGAGGAGAGGGTCCTAGCCTACCTTAGCAGTCGTAAGGGTCGAACCATTGAACTAGCCCATGACCTCTACATCTTCCTAGTGGACACTGGTGTACGCATCAGTGAAGCCTTGGGAGTCCGTAGGAAGGACATTGATCTAGACGATGGTACCATCCTCGTATGGAGGGACAAGACCGAAGAACCAGGGATGCCTGCGATGACCCCTAGGGTTCGTGAGGTCGTCATGCGTAGGTTGGATGAAGGGCAGGGGCCTGAAGACCCTCTGTTCCAGAGGACCAACAGGGCTATCAAGTTCCTACGCAAGACCCTGGACTACCTCTGCAACACCGATCCTGTCTCCCTACGTAGGCATGGGAAGGTGACGATCCATACCCTGAGGCATACCTTTGCTTCTCGGTTGGTGCTGAACGAAGTGAGCATCTACACGGTGGCTACCCTGCTAGGCCACACGTCAACCCAAATGACCCGGCGATACTCTCACCTTGAGGCCCGTACCAAGGCCAAGGAGGCTGCGGAGATTTTGTCTGGTCTGTCCAGTGGTAACGCTACAAGGAGCAACAGGATATGACCGACCTAGATGCTATCCTTGCCATTGAGCAGGGGGATGAAGGACCTGAGAAGACCTTGGAAGCCTGGGCACACCTGATCCGTTCAGGTGTCGTCTGGAAGCTCCAAGGCTTCTACCAACGGGGAGCCAGAGAACTCATAGGGGCGGGCTGGATCAGCCCCGAGGGTGAGATTTTGTCCGAACTGTCCAGTAACCACTGAACTAGGAGCTACTCATGCGTAAGACTCAGGCTGTGACCAAAGCCCAACCCAAGCCCACCCCTGCTGCACCTAAGGAGGTCTTCAGCAAGTGGGCCTTGGATCAGATGAAGCAGTTTGCGGAGAGTCTTAGGAAGGCTCCTAGGAAGAAGGGAGGCGCACGTTGCGAACGCCACTGGCGCACGCCTTGCGATATGGCTGGATGCACGGAGTTTAGCTGCGAGTGGCGGAAAGGGGCTGAGGCTGATCTTGCTGCCCTCTCCGCTGCCGGTCTGGTGGTGGTGCCGAGAGAGCCGACTGAGGCGATGCTTCAGACGTTCCACGACACCATCGTAATTCAATGCTACCCCTACAAACGCGAGGCGTCTGTGATGAATGACATCGACGTGTGGAACGCCATGATCGCCGCCGCCGCGCAGGAGGCCGCCGATGCTTGACGCCTGCACCCTTACCGGCTCGCAATGGGCGGATATCATCCGCACCCTGATTGGCTGCGTTGCACTCTTTGGCGTCACGGTAGCCGCCGCGTGGGCTTTCGTTCGGGTGGAGCAGGCCAAGCGGGGAGCGCCCAATGCCTGACCATATTCCCGACCTCAGCAAAAAGGATGGTGCCGGGTGGGAGAATCGAACTCCCGACCTACCGATTACGAATCGGTTGCACTACCGCTGTGCTAACCCGGCACACTAATCGAGTAGAGAGAGGCATATTCAGTAGCCACTGGATTTGTCTCTCTTTTACTCAATCTTTTCAATCACTTAGCCCGCCTACCCATCTCAGTCAAGAACAACGTGATCCTAATTACGAAGCTGCTGCACTAGTAGCTACTGCATAGGAGCGTCCCACCGGCTGATCACAGGAGCGTGAATCCGGTGTTAAAATGCGACAGAATCATGCCTTCCTCTTGAGTTTCGAGACTGAATCTCCGAATACGACCGTACGTGATGAAAGGACGAAAGCCCGAATGATTCTGCCGGTTCACGTAATGGAAGCAGACGCCCTTTATGTTCAGGCTCGGTGGGAGCAGGACATGGCCACGAGTGGCTATGAACGAACCATGGAATCTGAGCAGGCCAATGCTCAGCACTCGCAATCTGCAACTATTCTCCGCAAGAAACTCCACAAGCGACTCTTAACGTCCGTTAAAGGTTACTACGAGGGGACCCTTCAGGGTTCCAACAAGGGTGTTCCTAGCGAAACCCTGCTCCCTCTCATGATGTGCAGCCCGGATCAGGTGACTGCTGCCATCACGTCCTGGCTTGTCTCCTACCCCTTCGTCGTGGGTAAGGAGGCGTCTCATCCCAGGGTCATGTCTGTAACCTCTCAGAGCGTCGTCCTTGGTAATCTCATTGTGGACACCGCCAGCTTCAATCGGGTCCTCAAGAGTGTTGAGACTTCTACCTCCTTCAAGCGGCTTATGGATCGCTCTAAGAAGTCCAGAAGTGCCAAGTACGAACTCCACGCTCTCTACAAGGAGTGGCGTGGGGACTACTCTAGCGAAGCTGCTTTAAAGATCGGGGGTATCTGCATCGAACTCGCCCTAGGCGCCTTCCCGGACTACCTTGAGCGTAAGCTGGTCCTGCATAGCCCTTCGGGGAAGAAGCTGGCCAACACTCATAGCGTGATCCTCAAGACACAGGCTTGGTGGGACCTGTATCAAGCCACGGCTGACACAGTAGCAATCTCCTCGCCTACCCTACTGCCTACCCTGGTTCCTCCTAAGCCTTGGAAGGAGAACGCCATTGGTGAAGCATCGGACGGAGGTTACTACTTCCTTAAGAGGCCCCTGATCAGAAACGTCTCAAAGAGTGTGAAAACGCTCTTTCAACTTTCAACACTGTCCAAGAAAGCTCTAAATCATGCTCAAAATACACAGTGGGTACTGAATCAGCGGCTACTGGATGTTGCTCGGAAGCTCAGTGATTCCAAGTCCTGTCCAGTGATTCCCACGCTGTCCGACAACCCCTCTACTGAGGAGGTCGGAAAGTACACGGAGTTCACAAGGACTCTGGGGGCTGCTGAGGCTGTAGCTGACAAGGAAGCCATCTACTTCCCCAAGAGCTATGACTGGCGCCTGAGGCTCTATGACATCCCGAATGACCTGAAGCCTCAGGGCAATGATTTGTCCAGGGGTCTGCTCAGGTTTGCTCGTGGGGTGCCTCTGACCTTTAACGGGCGTTATTGGTTGGCTGTCCACCTGGGCAATCTTCTGGGTAAGGACAAGGCTCAGTACTCTGATCGCATCAAGGCTGTAGAGGATAGCAAGGACCTTCTTGAGAGGGTCGTAGCTGATCCTCTGAAGAACCTTGAGTGGACAGAGATGGAGGACCCTTGGCAGTTCCTAGCTGCTGCTATGGATTGGGTTGCGGTCAACTCCTCCGATAAGGCTCTGAGCTACGTTCCGGTCAGCCTGGACGGCTCCTGCTCTGGGATGCAGCACTTCTCTATGCTTACCAGGGACCATAAGGGAGCCTTAGCCACCAACTGTACCAGCGATCCCAACATCCACGACCTCTACCTCACCGTCGCCAAGCGGGTACAATCTCGTGTGGAGTACGATGCGGCCAGGGGTGACAAGCTGGGGCTGCTCTGGTGGGAAACCATTAGTCAGCAGAAGCTCGCTCGTGGGGTCTGCAAGAGGGCTGTCATGACCGTGCCCTACGGGGTGACGGATCGGGGCATCACTCAGTTTATGATCGCTGACAAGCACGTTGCAACCTTCCCTAAGGAATACCGATGGACCGCCGCTACCTACATGACCACCCTGATCAGGGCTGCCCTGGACGATACCATGTCCAATGCTAGGGCTGCTCAGGCGTACATCAACTCGGTGGCCTACAGCTTGGCTCTCAAGCAGAAGCCTCTGGCTTGGCGTACGCCTACGGGGAGTGTGATCGCTCAGGGGTACAAGAACCTGATTGAGAAGCGTGTGAAGACTCCTACGGGGACACTGACCCTCCATGTGGAGCCTGATAACGCCACCTATGACTCCCGCAGGGCTAAGCTGGCTACGTCTCCCAATGTCATCCATAGCCTCGACGCTGCTCACCTTCAGATGGTGGTCAGTGATCTGGCTGATGCTGGCATCAATGACACGTTCCTCGTGCATGACTCCTTCGGGGTTCACGCCGAGCATGTCCCTGTCCTCAGGGATATCCTCAGGAAGAACCTTCACACGATCTACAAGGGTAACGCCTTGGAGGAGTGGAAGGCCAGCGTTGAGGAACTCTCTGGCGAGAAGCTGCCGGAAGTCCCTCAGCTTGGGGATTGGGATGTGTCCGAGGTACTGAAGGCCGAGTACCTGTTCGCCTAACTTGTCCGGTCCACTCGACGCTATAGGTAAAGAGAACCTCCAAGGGAGCGATCCCTTGGGGGTTTTTACGTCTTTATCACCTGTTAAAGATCAAGGACGATTACAAGAATGGCTGACAAGAATAAGAAGCGTACATTCGTCAAGCTGATGACCCCGGTGGGCCGCGCTGCCTACGCTTGGCTGAGCAAGCCGGATGCTAAGTTCAATCCCGACAAGCCTAGCTACAAGCTGACCCTGATTCTCGATGAGGGTCCCGAGGCTGATGCTCTTGAGAAGAAGATCATCGAAGCCGGTAAGCAGGCTGCTGAGAAGGATGGAGTGAAGCTGAAGAAGAACTTCGGTATCCCTATCAAGCGTTACGATGACGACGACGAGGACAAGCGTAAGGACGAGTTCAAGGACAAGGTTCGGTTCTCGTTCAAGTCGCCCAAGAAGCCGCTTCAGGTGGACTCCAAGAAGAATCCCCTGCCTGCCTCCATTTTCGTAGCTTCCGGCGATGATGTCCGTGCCTCTATCTCGGTGGCTGCTTGGAGTAGCCCCTTGGGTTCGGGCCTGAGTGTTTACCTGAACGGTGTTCAGTTGGTTGCGAAGAACTCCACTGGTGGTGGGTCTTCGGACGACTTCGATGAGATTGAGGACGGCTACGTAGCCTCCTCCAACGAGGGTGAAAGTGCCGAGAGTTCAGAGGACGAAGACGACCTGTAAGGTCTGCTTATCGCCTCTAGACCACCTACGTCCTAATGCCCGGTATTGCTCAATACCCTGTAGGAAAAAGGCATACCGGGATCGGAACCTCGAACAGTCTAGAAAGGCGGTTCGGGAAGCGAATCGGCGGCGTTATTACAGTGACCCCGATTTCAGAGAGAAGGGACTAGAGCGGACCCGCAAGTGGCGAGAGAAGCATCACTCTAAGACTGTAGATGAGATTTTGGAAAACAAGAAAGACCGCTTCCGAAAGGCGAGAGCGTTAGGTTATCGCTCTGGTCTAGAGGTAAGCGTTGCCCGTCAGCTAGAAGAAGCGGGCGTGGATGCCAAATATGAGGCTGTAAAGATTTACTACACGCCTCCTCAGAAAACTAGGACTTACACGCCGGATTGGGTTCTTCCCAATGGAGTTGTCCTAGAATCGAAGGGGTTGTTCACTTCAGCCGACCGAATGAAGCATCTCCACATTCAAGCAGAACATCCCGACCTAGACCTGAGGTTCATATTCACGAACTCTCAGAAGACCATCTCCAAGACCAGCAAAACAACCTATGCCGACTGGTGTCGTAAACACGGCTTCCAGTTCGCTGACAAGGAAGTACCGCAAGAATGGCTAATCTGATTCCTCCGCAGTTCCGAGTGCGGTTCAGCGCCCAGATCACCTATGAAGACGGGCGCTATGAGTACGTCACCAAGGACGTGACCTTCGACAACACCTTCCTTCAGCATGGCGAAATCACTGAAGCCTACATCGACTTCCTGAATGGCTGTGGCTTTGTCGTTCAGAAGGATGACCTCCTTGGCTAATCCTACGCAGACCGAGATTCTCCGTCTTCACTTCCGCTACAAGAATACGATCAGCCCTCTTGAGGCTCGTACCCTATACCGTATTGAGTCCCTCTCTCGTCGCATCTGTGACCTGAAGGCTCAGGGCTTCAAGTTCGTCAAGCGTCGTCTCAAGGACCTCACTGGTAAGACCTACATGGTCTATCAGTTGGCTGCCTGATCTTTAACGCCTGATAAGGGAGGTCTTTCGGGGCCTCCCTATTAGTCCAGAGATGTCACGGTATTCAAAGTACAATATCACCAAAGCCGACTATGACTTGATGGTGTTCAATCAAGGTAGTCGCTGTGCGATCTGCCAAGAACACTGTGATCGTCTAGTCATTGACCATGATCATGACAATGGAAAGGTAAGATCGCTCCTCTGTACAGGGTGTAATACATTAACGGGATATATCGAAAAGCGGGGACATCATCTTGAGAGAGTCAAGGAATACATCCAGCTTCATCAAGCATCTACCATGTCCGAAGTGCAAATCATCGGATGCGAACGCGCTGTATTCCGACGGACACGCCCATTGCTTTCATTGCAACACCTACACGCCCCCAGAGGGTGAGTCCTTAACACCCGTTAAAGGTAAGCCAGTGTCTAACTTCATTCAAGGCGAGTACTCAGACCTCGACAAACGAGGTATCTCAGAGAAAATCTGTAAGCAGTTCGGCTATCAGGTTGGAGAGTTCAACGGTAAGTCCTGTCACATCGCTCCCTTCTATGATGACAAGGGTAAGCTGACAGGTCAGAAGATTCGCCTTGGTGGTAAGAAGTTCTCTGTCATCGGTAAGGTGACGGATAGCCTCTTCGGTAAGAACCTCTGGAATGGCGGCAAGCGTATCGTCATCACTGAGGGTGAGATTGACGCCCTGAGCTATGCCGAGGCGGTCGATGGTAAGTGGCCTGTAGTCTCCATCCCCAATGGTGCCAACGGTGCCAAGAAGGCCCTGGAAGCCAACATCGAGTGGCTTGAAGGCTTCGATGAAATCATCCTGGCCTTCGACAACGATGATCCTGGCAAGGAAGCGGCTGCTGAGTGCTACGACCTGTTCACCCCAGGTAAGGCCAAGATCGCCTCTCTCAGTCGCTACAAGGACTTCAATGAGGCTATCCAGGCTGACGACCGAGATGCGATCCTTCAAGCTGTCTGGAACGCCCGGACGATCCGCCCTGATGGTGTCATTGAGTACGACGACATCTGGGAGAAGCTCTCTGAGAACAAGCATATCGAGACTGCTGCCTACCCTTGGCACGGTCTGAACAAGGTCACTCACGGTCTTCGCAAGGGAGAACTTGTGGTTCTCACCGCAGGGACGGGCATTGGTAAGTCCGCCCTCTGCCGTGAGATTGCGTATGACCTTGCCCTGACCCAGAAGCGTAGCGTCGGTCTGATGTTCCTTGAGGAGTCTGCCCGTAGGACTGCCTTGGGGATGCTAGGGCTGCACCTGAGCAAGCCCCTACACCTTCAGACAGACTTCAATGCGAAGGACCATGAAGGGGCTTTCGAGGAGGTCTTTGGTTCCAAGCGGTTCTTTATCTTCGACAGCTTCGGCTCCATCGAAATTGAGAATCTGATCAACCGCATCCGGTACCTAGCTGTGGCCTGCAAGGTGGACTTCATCTTCCTTGACCACCTGAGTATCGTCCTGTCCGGTCTGGACATCACTGATGAGCGTAGGGCTGTGGACGTGGCTATGACCAAGCTCCGTACCCTGGTCGAGCAGACCGGAGTAGGGCTTGTAGTCGTCAGCCATCTCCGTCGCCTCCACTCCGATGAGAGTCATGAGACTGGTGCTGTACCTCAGCTAAGCCAGCTTCGGGGCAGCCACGGCATCGCTCAGCTTGCCGACATGGTACTAGCTGCCCGGCGCAACCAGCAGGCTGATGCTGAGAAGCGTAACCAGACTGAGCTTTACGTCCTGAAGAACCGCTTCAGTGGAGAGACGGGCTATGCCTGCTCTCTTGAGTTCAACGCTGAAACCTACCGCATCACCGAACGCCTTGGGGCTACCCAGGGTGACTCTTTCAACAATGAGGATGACACCCTTTGAGCGACGAGCCTGAAGACGATACTCAGGAGGACTTCCTGATTCCTGAGCCTGACAACGTGGTGTGCCACTACATTTCTCACCCCGAGACTACCCATGAGGAGCGGCGGCGCGTGATCGCCATGACCTCAGCCATTGAATCCAGCACGCCCCCTGAGAAGCTGGTTCTGGTTGCCCGACAGGTCGAACTGTTCCTGTCTGGCCAGTTGGCTGTCCTTGAGACTTACGCCCCTGGTGTCAACGTCACCCCACTCCGAAAGCAGTAACCTTATCGCCCGTTAATGATCTTCGCAGATGTCGAAGGCGATGACTTCCTACCTGGGCTATCTCGTATCTGGGTTCTCGTAATCGGGGACCAAACCGGCAGGATCGCCTATGCCGATCAGAGGGGATACCCAAGCATCAAAGAGGGACTAGAGCGGCTCAAGGCTGCTCCTAAGGTCTGCTTCCACAACGGCATGGACTACGACTTCTGGGCGATCAACAAACTCTACCCGGGCACTCTTAGGCAGGACCAGATTGTAGATAGCCTGATTCTCTGCCGTATGAAGTGGCCTGAGTCCAACCACTCTCTAGACCTCCTTGGTGAGCGTGTAGGATACGATAAGCTCCATTTCAATGACTTCTCCAAGTTCACTCCTGAGATGGTCACGTATTGTCTTCGGGATGTGGAGATTCTGCAACACTTTTGGCCAAGGATCAGTGACTACGCTGAGAAGTATTCTCAGGCAGTAGAGGCTGAACACTACGTTGGATACGTCCTGTCTAAGCAGAGGCAGCATGGGTTCAAGCTCAATGTTGCCAAAGCTCAGAAGCTAGAGCGTATCCTCCGTGGTGAGATTGTAGCAATCGAACGCCAGCTACAGTCTGTCTTCCCTCCGATCACTCACATCAGGGTGTCCGAGAAGACCGGGAAGATGCTTAGGCCCAAGGTTGAGGAGTTCAACCCAGGCAGCCGTCAGCAGATCGCTAAGCGTCTTTGGGACAAGTACAAGTGGAAGCCTGACGAAACCACTGAGACTGGTCAGCCCAAGATTGACGAAAGCACACTGAAGGACTGCCATGGTGGAGAAGCTAAGCTCCTCGTCCAGTACTTCCGCCTTCAGAAGATGCTTGGGCAGCTTTCAGACGGTAAGAACGGCTGGCTCAAGCTCGTTACCAAGGAAGGCTACGTCCACGGCAGCATCAACCAGTGTGGGGCTAGGACCCACCGAATGTCTCACTTCGCTCCCAACATGGCTCAGGTCGATAAGGATGAGCGGATGCGGGATTGCTGGGAGTCAGACGATGGCGAAGTTCTAGTCGGCTGTGATGCTGACAGCTTAGAGCTTCGGATGCTGGCTCACTACCTTGCCAAGCACGATGATGGAGAGTTCACCAAAGCACTCCTTCAGGGCCGCAAGGAAGACGGGACAGACGCCCATAGCAGGAACCAGAAGGCTGCTGACTTCTACTCCCGAGACAACGCCAAGACGCTGATCTACGCCCTCCTGTACGGGGCTGGTGACGCCAAGTTGGGTAAGATCGTGAGAGAGGACATGGCTGGTGCCGGGATCACTACCAAAGAGTCTGACTCCAAGTTGGGTAGGGCTGTCAGGGCTAAGCTCTTAACGGGCGTTAAAGGTCTGGACAAGCTCGTGGAGACTGTGAAGCGCCTCCACAACAAGAATGGGCATCTCCCTGGCCTGGATGGAAGACCCATCCCCTCTGCCAGTGAACATTCTGCCTTGAACACCCTGCTTCAGTCTGCTGGCGCCATTGTCATGAAGTATGCCCTGGTCATCTTTGATAAGACCCACGGCCATCTAGTGAACTACTGCGCCAACGTCCACGACGAAGTTCAGATGAGCGTTAAGCCTGATCTGGCTGATGAGGTCGGTCGGGCGTTTGCCGACGCAATCCGAAAGGCTGGTGTCTATCTGAACGTCCGCTGCCCTCTGGCTGGTAACTATGACAAGGGAAAGACATGGGCCGAAACCCACTGATGGCGCTCCTCGATGGAGACATCATTCTTTATCAAGCACTAGGAGTGACATCTGTTGATTTCGATGGGGAGCTTGTCCCGAATCTACCTGAGGCTTACAAGGCGTATGAAAGTATTGTGGAGGACTGGCATAAGCGGTCCAAAGCAAAGGACCGATGCCTCATCATCAGTTCTGACAGTAACTTCAGGAAGTCCATATCACCCTCATACAAGGCAGCCCGAGGGCCTAAGCCCAACGGCTTTGCTGATCTTAAGTCTTGGGTGATGGACACCTATGCCCCGACCATCTGGCCTAATATCGAAGCAGATGATGTCATGGGTATCCTCCTCACCAGGGAGAAAGGCTGTATTGCTGTCTCCATCGACAAGGACATGAAGACGGTCCCTGGCTGGCACTTCAATCCTGGTCAGGACAAGACCTTTGAAGTCCATGAAGACGAAGCCAATCTCAACTGGATGCGTCAGGTCCTTATGGGGGATGCGATTGATGGATACACTGGTATCCCTAAAGTCGGTCCTAAGCGGTCTGAGACTATCCTACCCAAGCCTGAGCCTTTACCTGTCCTGTGGCGTCTAGTTCTGGACGCCTATGAGACGGCCAAACTTGATCCAAAGTATGCAGTAGCTACTGCACGTTTAGCTTATATCCTTAGAAACGGTGACTATGACAGAGCGAGTGAAACGGTTCTCTGGACAGAACCAGAACCCTGCCGACGAGAAGAACTACCTCCTGAATACAGCAGAGCTTTACCGCCTTGCAGGCGTTCCACTTCCTCTCGACCTAGCAGCCGACCTGATGGCTCTGGGAATTGACGTTGAAGGAATCGAGTACGGGAGCGAAGACGATGAAGGATGATCACGAAGACCTCAAGAGTAATCCTCCTTGGTGGGAGCAGAAGCCTAAGGGACATGAGGAGTCCGGTCCAGTTGACCCTATAGCTAATGGAAGGTGGAACTACGGAGGCATGACAGAGGAAGAACCTGTAACGCCCGTTAAAGGTGATGCTGTGTTCCGCCCCAACCACTACGCCCAATTCTGGCCTGAGCCTATCACTGTCATCAACGCTTGGAGCCTGAACTTCAACAAGGGGAATGCCGTCAAATACATTGCCAGGGCTGGCCATAAGGATGCTGAGGAGCAGGACCTTAAGAAGGCCATTCGCTATCTCGAAATTGAACTTGAGTGCATCAAGCGTCGGAAGGCGAACGGTGATGCTATGCAAATCTGGGGAGAAACTCTGTGATCATTGATCCGCTTATCAATGAGCCTATCGAGTTCTATTTCAATGAAGACGGTCTGATTGAGATTGAATATCTCAACAACGGTAACACCGATACTCTGAATCTCCTTAGCCTTGTTGATGAGCTTCTGGCTGACTTTCAGGACGACCACGGCTACGTGGCTCCCCTGAAGCGGGATCAGGTCCAAGACCTCTTTGCCGTCTCTGGACAGCTTTCGATGGCAGCCAACCGTATCAATGATTTCGTCAGGAAGTATGCACCCCGATGAGCAAGATTGAAGTGGCCGTGGTTGACTGCATGGGGTCCGACCTCAGTGTAGTCAACGCCGCCCGAGTGTCTTTCGATAAGACTAGCGACTGGAACTACTGGCGTGACGAAGACGGTCAGGTTCTTACTTACCTGAAAGACAAGGATGTCAAGCTGATCCGTTACCTTGCTCAGCATGGTCACTGGTCCCCGTTCTCTCACGCCTTCCTCAGCTTCCGCATCAAGGCTCCGATCTTCGTTGCTCGCCAGCTTGGTAAGCATCAGGTGGGCCTTGCCTGGAACGAGGTCAGTCGCCGCTACGTGGATACTCCTCCTGAGTTCTATGAGCCTGAGGGCTTCCGGCTGAAGGCTGAGAACGTCAAGCAGGGAAGCTCAGTGGAGTTCCATGAGGACAACGAAGCTCTCATTGAGACGCTTAGGCTCTACCACGAGGGGGCTCAGAAGAACTACGACTTCCTTGTGAACGAGCTTGGCATCTGCCCTGAGCAGGCTCGGACGGTCCTTCCTCAGTCCATGATGACGGAGTGGATTTGGTCCGGTTCTCTGTACGCCTTTGCTCGTATCTGCAAGTTGCGGCTTGATGCTCATGCTCAGTATGAGACTCAGGTTGTCGCTCAGATGATCGCTGAAGACTGCGAGTATCATTTCCCGGTTTCTTGGAGGGAGCTTATGGATGTCTGATCTTCCGCCTGGAATTAGCCACTACGATAATCTAGGCAATGCTATCGGAAAACCCCCGAAATCTATGGGGTTGGAGGAGTTCAAAGCTGCGGGGTGTAGGATTACTACCCCCTTGAAGGCAATCCGAGCAAACTGCCTAGATTGCATGGGTGGAAGCGCACAGTACGTGCGGGAGTGTGGCCTTAGATCGTGTCCCCTGTGGCCCTTTAGGTCCGGTAAGAACCCCTTCCATGGAGCTAAGGATGTCTGAGTTCATCTTGTTCACTAGAGCGGCTTGTAAGTGGTGCGACGAAGCTAAAAGCCTTCTGGTCAGAGAAGGGCATACCTATCAGGAGTTCACGGTAATCAATCAGCCGGAGCTAGTAGGAGCCTTTGGCTTCAAGACGGTGCCTCAGGTCTTCCATGGTACCAAATACATTGGAGGCTTCACTGACCTCCGAGCCTACATTGAAAAGCAGGAGCTTTCTTGATGGACCTCAACGAGTATCAGAAGTTCACCCGTACGACTGCTTTCTACCCTGAGGCCGTGGGTTTCGTTTACTGCTCTCTGGGCCTCGCTGGTGAGGCTGGTGAAGTAGCCAATAACGTCAAGAAGGAAATCCGGGACGGCGTTGATAAGTCCTTGGAAATCCGTGACGAGCTTGGGGACGTGCTTTGGTACGTGGCTCGGCTGGCCGATGAGTATGGCTTTGATCTTGCCGAGGTCGCTCAGTACAACATCGACAAGCTGAATGATCGTCTGGCTGAGAAGGACCTTCAACAGAAGCCTTCCGGCGAGGACTACCAGCCCAATCTCATCTGACCTTTATCGCGCGTTAAAGATACAGCACCCACTGAACGAGAGACGATGAACAATTACCCCCATTATAAGCCCTCCGCCCGTGCAGAAGTCATCACCCGCCGAACCTACTCCCGACCTAAGCCCGATGGGTCTTTTGAAACTTGGGACGAGATTGTTGATCGAGTCATTTCTCATCAGCGGTGGCTTTGGGAGCGTGCTGTTGGTGACAGGCCCCTTGATCGCTGGGAGTCTGGCGAGCTTGAGGAACTCCGTGCGCTCCTTCTGGATCGTCGTGTGTCTCTCTCTGGCCGAACCCTCTGGCTGGGCGGAACAGAAGTGGCTCGGCGCCGTGAAGCGTCCATGTTCAATTGCTCCTTCACCCGCATCGAAACCGTGCATGACGTTGTGGATGCCTTTTGGCTTCTCCTTCAGGGTTGCGGTGTTGGCTTTGAGCCTGTCACCGGCACCCTCAACGGCTTCACCAAGCCTCTCCGTGTCGAGGTCATCCGTAGCCAGCGCCACCGCCTGACCCAGAAGAAGGGCCGTGAGACGAACCTTGAGACGTTCACTGAGCGTCCTGGGGAGATGCCTAGCCATCCTAAGGATACCGTCTGGACCCTGAGCATCGGTGATAGTGCCGAGGCTTGGGCCAAGGCTGTAGGCAAGCTCCTGGCTCAGAAGCGTAAGGCTGATGTTCTCGTGCTGGACTTCAGCCAAATCCGCCCTGCTGGTGAACGCCTGAAGGGCTATGGCTGGATTAGCTCTGGTGATGAGACGTTCTCCTATGCCCTCCTGAGGATCGCTCAGCTTCTCTCTGATAGGGCTGGTGAGCTTCTCACTCGCATCGACATTCTGGACATCATGAACCACCTGGGCACTACCCTCAGCAGCCGCAGGTCTGCCGAGATTGCTCTGGTGCCCTACGGTGATCCTGAGTGGGAGGAGTTTGCCAAGGCCAAGAAGGACTTCTGGCTCCACGACAACAACCATCGTCAGCAGTCCAACAACTCACTCCTGTTCACCCAGAAGCCTACCCTGGATGACCTCTCTGGGGTCTTCAAGCTGATGGAGGAGGCTGGTGGCTCTGAGCCTGGGTTCATCAACGCTGTAGAGGCCAAGCGCCGTGGAGGCTGGTTCAAGGGCTGTAACCCTTGCGCTGAAATCCTGCTGCCTAACAAGGGCTTCTGCAATCTGGTGGAAGTGAACCTCTCTCGGTTCAACGGTGACATAGGGGGCCTGGTTCTAGCCATGCGTACCGTGGCCCGTGCCAACTACCGGCAGACCTGTGTAAACCTTGAGGACGGCATCCTTCAGCGTGCTTGGCACGAGAACAACGAGTTCCTGCGCCTCTGTGGCGTAGGGGTGACTGGTGTTGTGGGTTGGGAGAACGCTGACGATGCCTTCTCTTGGAAGGTGATCCGTCAGGCAGCTACCAGGGGTGCCTACAGCATGGCCGATGAACTCGGTCTGCCTCGTCCTAAGGCTGTTACTACGGTCAAGCCTTCGGGAACCCTGAGTAAGATCATGGACACGACTGAGGGTGTGCATAAGCCCCTGGGCAAGTACATCTTCAACAACGTCCGGTTCTCTAAGCATGATCCGTTCGTGGATCGCCTGAAGGCTGCCAACTACAAGGTCATTGACGATCCTTCCTCTACCGATGCCGTCCTTGTCACCTTCCCTGTGAAGTTTGACAACGTGGCCTTCGATGTAGTGGATGGTAAGGAAGTGAACCTTGAATCTGCTTGGAGGCAGCTTGATCGGTACAAGCTCCTCATGGAGAACTACGTCGATCATAACTGCTCGGTGACTATCAGCTACGCCCCTGAAGAGGCTCCTGAGATTGTCTCTTGGCTCCATGAGAATTGGAGCAACTACGTTGGGGTGAGCTTCCTCTACCGTACTGACCCGTCCAAGACTGCTGCTGACCTTGGGTATCTCTATCTCCCTCAGGAGGTAGTTACCAAGGAAGCATACGAAGCCTATGCCTCCACGCTTCGACCTTTGACGCCCGTTAAAGATGGGTCTGAAGAGATGAAGCCTGAGGTTGACGACTACGAGATTGACACCGGCAACGAGTGTGCAACAGGAGCTTGTCCGATCCGATGAAGGCTGTCTTTGAGTTCAACTTCAAGTCTGGTCGTCAGGTGACTCTGGGATTTGACGGTGTAGATGACCCTGAGGAAATCCTGAACGCCTTCAAGCAAGCCTCTTGGCTGAAGACAGCCACCGAGTACATCCTCCTTGACGAAGTGGAGTATGCCCGCTTCGTGGGGTTTGAAGATGCCGAGGGTTAAGAAGTCCAAGTTTGCTGAGGAGGGTCGCAAGGCTCTCCTACAGCCCCTCAATGAGAACCAGAGTCTCTACCTTAAGGCCCTGAAGACTGCTGAGCAGCTTGTGGTCACTGGCCCTGCTGGTACAGGGAAGACCTTCATTGCCTCCTCCGTAGCTGCTGAGTTCTACCGTGAAGGGGTGTTCGACAAGATCATCCTGACCCGTCCCAACATCCCCGCTGGTAAGTCCATTGGCTTCTTCCCAGGCACCCTTGAGGAGAAGATGGCGAATTGGGTTGTGCCGTTCACCAGCGTCATCCGTAAGGTCCTTGGTCCAGGGATGTTCGATACTGCCGTGAAGAACGGTAATATCCAGGTCATCCCCTTTGAGGTCATGCGAGGACGATCATGGGATCGTGCTTTCATCGTCCTCGATGAAGCTCAGAACACGACCGTCCAAGAAATCAAGATGTTCCTGACTCGCCAGGGGAATGACTCACGGGCAGTGATCAATGGGGACATCAAGCAATCGGACCTGAGGGAGAACTCAGGATTGGCGAAGGTCATCCATATGGTGAAGAAGCATCATCTCCCGGTGCCGATCATTGAGTTCACCGTGGACGACATCGTTAGGTCTGACATTTGCAAGACCTGGGTGACGACATTCATGAAGGACGGAATCTGATGCCTGAGTTTAGTGTAGAAGTCTCGCGGTTAATCCGTGGCTATGAGTGGGGCGTGGTTTACGTAACGGCGCCTACCGAAAAGGAAGCTCAACTGAAAGCCCTTGAGATGTCTGACGACGACATTGAGTGGCAGACGGAGATTACCGATTGGGGGAGTACTATCGTTGACGAAACCTACATCCAAGACTGATAGCCCCTGCGTGAAGGTATGCCTTGTAGTCACCATGAGCGACGGCAAGCCACGCTGCACCGGATGCTACAGGACCCTCCCTGAGATTGCCTCCTGGCATCAGATGGGTGAGAAGGAGAAGGAAGTGATCAAGTCTTCTCTCCAATTCCGTAAGCTGGCCTTGGACGCCATCGACACCAACTACCGTTAACAGCCGTTAAAGCTCAAAAAAAAATAGGGACTACTCTAGTTCTGCCATTAGGCAGTTCTAGGGTAGTCCCTTTTTTTCTTACGACTTAGCCAGCCACTTCCAGACTTCACCAGCACTAGCACCGAGAACGGCAGCACCACCAGCGATGTACGACTGCCACCGTTCAAGCGCGGTAATCCGCTTCTCCTGGGTGTCCACTCGGCTGATCAGGCCCTTGGTAGTGTCGATCAGGCTATCCAGTTTACCATCAATCTGACCTAGCAGGAGGATGGTATCGTCATTGTCCTTAGCCATTGGAGGACTCCAAGCTGGCTGCCTCTACTTCCTTGACCCGCCGGGTCCACCCCCGACCAAAGGTGTCAAAGGTGGGCAGCGTTCGATAGAAGGAGAGGCGCCTCACGGCGTACTCGCGGATCACAGAGGCAGCGTTGGCCTGTCCAGCGGCCCCCAGAGTGGCAGGACCTATGATCCCATCAGGGGTCGTCCTGAGGCACTCCTGAAGGGTCCTGATGGCTCTCTTGGGGCCAGCATTCACGGCGAAGTCGAACACCGACAGGTCAACCCCAGGGGGGAGCTTATCCGCCCCTGAGGCTTTCCAATAGCGTTGCTCATAGAGAGGACCCACCATAGCTGGGGTGAGCTTCCTCATGTCCTCCTCCGTCGCAGGACGACCAATCCAGGCTTCCCAAGTCTTCTTGGTGATACCTAGGTTGGTGATGCCTCCTGGGTCTTTGGGGTGATTTACAAAGCCGCCCTCGTGATGGAGGACGACGCTTAGACATTGGTTGAATCTAGACATCTTTATCGGGCGTTAAGGGTTACGTTACCCTGATCTGAAGGGCACTGCCGTTTCGATAGACCTGACCCAGACCCACGCCGCCAGAAGCCGCAGCGGCATCGTTGGCATAGCTGGCGCCAGACCTAACCGCGTTCAGGTTCAGCGTGGAGATGTCCACCGGAGAGATGAACCGCCAGAAGCCCGTGGTGATGTCAGCATGTCGGATGAACGGCATAGCTGTGCCGGTTCGCCAACTGATCTGAGTATCCCCGGTGCTGCCTGAGGGGACACCTGTACCGGACGGTCCAAAGTTGTCCGCAATGACGGCAGGAGGGGTGCCACCAGTCGGGGTGTGCGACCAAATGTTGATCAGGGACCCATAGTTGGGCGATCCCGAGGTCACTACAACCTTGTTACCGATGCAGATGTTGTCGTAGCCGCCGATATCAATAGGGCTGAAGCCAGGGCGGATGGGATCAATGATCGTATTGCTGATCACCGAGTTCCCGTGGGTAGGACCGTTCCAGAGGGTCCACGTACCAGTACCAAGGCCAGAAGCCGTGGACGTAGCATTAGACGGAGCCTGAATGGTGATGGTGTTCGCGTCCACCACGGACAGGACCTTGTGGAAGCCGTTGCGGACACCAGTGAAGGTGATACCGCCAAAGTTCACCGGGACGAATACCCAGGTCCCATTGGTGACTTCAAAGGCTGTGATCTTATGGTTGGGCCAGGACACGGTGACGATATTGGAGCCGTTTACCACGGAGGCAGGAGCAGTCAGGGCGGTACCAGATGGGGCGCCTACAGAGTGGAGGCGGATGACCCCCCGCTCTACCTGATCACCGCCAAGGCGGATCAGGGTATTGTTGTAGATGTGGAGGTAGCCGCCTTCAGTACGGGCTATGATACCGCAGTTGTCGATACCGCTTACGCCTATGATGGTGTTGTTGGCAATCACGCCATAGGTGGTCGGAGAGCCAGGACGTAGGCCATCGCAATAAATGGCCACGAGTTCACCACCACCTGCACCATTCATCTCGATCCGATTGCCGACGATCTGGAAGTAGTCTGAACGCTCCGCATCGTCGTAATCGGTGCCAATGGCATTGATGTTGATGACCTGATTAGCACCATTGGGACGGGTACGAACAATGTTCCCGATAATCTTGATGTCCTGAGTACCCTTCCAGAAGTCAAACCCAGCGCCGTCCCCGCTGACGTTGTTCACCCGGCACTCCCAGATGAGGACATCTTCAGAACCAGGGCAGGCAATACCGTTCAAGCCTACGCTGCTAGTGACATCAATGTTCAGCCTAAGGCATCTAATGCGCTTGGCCATCGTGAACGAGACACACTTTTGGGTCTGCGGGACCGCGCCATCCGTGGTAATCCTGAAGTTGTCCAGGGTGATGTCAGAGTCCACTCGGAAGTCGGGGCTGAAATCGAAGTTACCAGCCGTCTGAGGGTTGTTCCTGACATCCTTGTTGACGATGATGGGGCCATCACCAGTAAGGGGCTGGTTCTGCCAGCCGACGCCACAAGCGACAAGCTCAGAGCTATAACCAGAGCCAAAGAGCCGCGTCTTAGAGCCGATAGCCA